CCTTCTGGAAAATATTTTTAATTCAGATTTAAGAGGTAAAAGAACACTCAGTCTTTTATCGTGGATCTCCATGAACTTATCGATTCTTTCTCTTAATATCTCATCATCCTCAGGAATTGTCGGTGCTTTACCGCTCCAGAAATCTTCTATCCATTTGTGTACTCTAGTACCAAGACTATTAGCAACATCAGCTTTCCCCTGCCACTCATTAAGTACGACAGAAACATCAACTCCTCTTTCTTCAGCCTTTCTCTTTGACCAATATTCTTTATCAAAAGGAACCTTAAAAGTTTTAAGGAATGTAGTTACTGAATCAAACTTTGAAGAGTTATATCGATATACGTGAGAAGGTTCATCGAACGTAAAGCTCCTGTCATTAAATATCTCTAGCTTTTTTTCTATCTCGTTTTTAGCACTTATTAGTCTATTATCCATTAAAACAAATTAATTATGTGACTTCTATTTAATATAACAAATATTATTAGACAAATTTCTGCTACAAATCTCAATATCCAGATCCAGCTTAATTCTCTAAAAATGTATTGATAAACTACCAGGTAGGATTCCTCATTGGTGTCTTTAACTGGCTCGATCCATAGAGTTATTAATTCTACTATGTTGATAGTCCTGAAGTATTCGTTTATAGGTTTTATCTCATTAACGACAAAAGAAGGTCTTGCTTCTCTTGGTAGATCTGCAGAAAATAGAACCTCTGGTGGTAAATTTACCACAGTATAGATTCGGCCAAACCAATCTATTCTCATTCCTTTTCTAGTCCAGATTGGTGAATCGTTAAACTCTTTTTTTATAATTTTAAGGTAATCCCGATACACCTTGATATCTCTATAAACCTTAAAAAATCTTGATATAGCTAGCCACATATTTTTGCTTTATGTTTTATACATGAATTACCCCTTAATGTTTCCCTCCATCTTTTTTTTGATCTTACCCCTTGCTCTTCTTATTCTAGTAGCGATAGATCTTTTCTTAATACCATATTTTTCTGATATGTCCTTATATTTCATACCATTAATTTCTCTATCGATCATTATATCTCTGTAGGTATCAGGTAAAGATCGGATTTCGTCCAAAACCGATTCGTAAATAGAGTCAATAGTATTTTCCTCGCTAAAAAATCCATATGCTGGGTCATCCTCAATAGTATAGAATCCGCCTATATCTCCTATCGTGTTTCTAGAAGAAAGGTACTCTAAATCTCCATCCTCATGAGCTATTAATCTCTTTCTAGATTTCATAAGTAATAAAGATTCATTTCTTGCTATATTATAACACCAGGTGGAAAAATTACCTCTCTCTATATCGTATTGATCTATCTTTAGCCATATCTTAGACATCGTATTAATAAAAGCATCATCTGCTAATTCAACATCCTTTAGAATTAAAAAGCAATGGTTAGATACACCAGGCTTAAGTCTGGTGAATAAATCACTGAATGACTTGTCTGTTTTTTTTAAAATGAAACCTTCTGCCAGTGCCTGAATGTTTGTCTCTTTAATCTCCTTTGTTACTATGGATTCTTTTTGCATATTTTTATATTTGATCAAATTGGTTAATTTTATATAATTCTATTCCAGCATCTATCAGAAATGGAAGCGAGTCAGGATTTCTATAAACCTCTGAAAAAACTACTCTCTTTATTCCTGATTGTATTATCAGTTTGGAGCATTCAAAACAAGGAGAAAGAGTTACGTATATTGTAGATCCATCAGAACTCTGTGTACTCTTTGCAAGTTTGGTTATAGCATTTGCTTCAGCATGTAGGACGTAGGGTAGGGTAATATTATTATCATCCTCGCATATATTGGGAAATCCAGTAGGAGATCCATTGTACCCGTCGGAGATTATAGATTTATCCTTAACCATTAAACATCCGACCTGCATTCTTTTACAATGTGAATTTTTTGCCCATGTTTTGGCCATTTGCAAATAGATGAGATCGTTTTTCATTGCCTTTATATTGTCTCCGTTTTCGTCTCTGTACAAAGGGCTTTTTTGAATAAAGTCTGAATGATCCCACGAGATGTCAAAAGTTTTTCCAATTTTTTTGACACTCCAATTGTTTATATTAAGAAAATCAGGATTGGAAAAATCAAAATCTGCTGAAACTATTTCTCGTCCTGAATAATGCGATAGTTTAGATAACTCCATTAGTTTGTAATTTCTACAAACATAAGAAATTTATACGATAAAAAAAAATATTTTACGATATTTTTTAAAAATTTCTAGAATCTGGTCTAAATGGTTGATCTAAAAGGGAAACCGTTAATGTACCTTCTAAAAGTCCTGCCATTCTAGTAAGTGCATTTTTTATATCCTGTACATCCTTATCACTACCTAATCCATTATTACCTGTGGTTTGTGTTTCTTGCTTCTTCTCAGTGTCAGATTTACTGGTAGGAGATTTAGGTAGATTTGCGGATGTATTTGTTTCTGCTGTCTTTGGTGCTTCCTTATCCTTAGGAGCTTCTTTTTTTGCTAAGGGGTTAAGCTTTTTGACATTATTAACCAAAGAAGTTGTTCCGCCTATCTTAGCTGATGCTAACGTTTCTGTAACTTTTTTATTCAAATCTGTTTTAGTCTCTTCCTTCTTCGATAAGACCTCTTTTAATCCGCCATTTTTATCTATAACACCTTTTAGAGCGGCAAGTCCTTTTTTAGCAAACGGGCTTGCTGAGCCAAGACTTTCAGCTGCTTTACCTGCCGCTGAAAATAAGGCATTCTCTGCGGCTCCTCCTAATGCACCTCCTATTTTAGAAAAAAGAGCAGATCCTTTTTTCTCTTTTTTATTCTCATTAGAATTTATTATTTCTGCTGACTTCTTAAGATTTGCAGCTTCTTTCTTTAGATCTGCTTCGCTTTCTTTTACTAGACTATCAGGAAGTCCGGATAACGATTCCTCTGCTTTAGCACCAGTACCTTTTGCTCCTTCTTTATCTAAAACTGTCTTTGTTGCCAAAAGTGCAGCTTTAGAAATTGCCAAAGTATTGTAATAGTCTCCATTTTTGTCAACCTCTCTTAGGATGTCGTCTACCAGCTGGTCCCTCTTTTCGTAATTAAGCTTAGATTTAGTAGCAAGATCCATTGTCTCGCCATCAATCTTATTAACCTCATTAGTTATATTATTTCTTCCTAAGTCTATTAATGAATCAATTATACCTTGGGCATTGCTCATTCTATTTGCAGTTTCACTATCTTTAGCATTATCACCTTTATTTTCGTAATCAGCAGAAAGTCTATTCAAACTGATTACTTTTCCCTTGCTATCGATTACGGAGCTATTGCTTATGCTACCGTAAAAATCTACACTATCCTTATCCTTTATGATATTTGCTAATTCGGGGACTGTTTTTAAACCCTCAATTAAATCCTTTACGTTGATTGGAATGACACCAGCTCCTTTAGGTAACTTGACAACTTCCGGACCGTTTTCTCCAACCAAATATTTACCATCCTTCTTAGCAACCCCTCCCTCTTGGAATGCTTTAATTATGCCCTTTAATCCTCCAGCAATATTACTAAAATCCTTAGGCTGTTCAATTAGTTGTTTAACTGGACCTGAAGCGGGTAATATTTTACTCTTAGCCATTTCTGCTATTTTTCCCATCAAAGGTCCCTTTTCTCCTAAAAGACCAGAAAGAATCTTGGTAAGATCCTTTATCGCTTCGCCCCCTTTATTAGTTTCAGTAACATTAGCCGTAGAAGCCTTATTAGAGGCCGTAGCAGACTCCTTTTCACTTTTCACAGATTTATCTGTTGCAGAGACAAGAGACTCAGTAGCGGACGTATTTTTCTTAATAGACTCAGCTAGAGAGTTTATGTTCCTGCCTAGATCGGCTATTTGGGAAAACAATTTTTGATTAGGATCTGCCATTTAATTTGGATATTATATCTATATATTTCAATAGGATTACTTACCAAAACTAAACAACTCTTTGAATCCGCTTTGTGCTTTGGCCTCTGCGTTCTCAACCTCTATGGCATCATTGAGTTTATCTATCCATATCTGGTATTCGTAGAAAGGTATGCTTTCTACCCAATTTGGGTCTAGATTATGTTCCTTCCATAGTCTGAATTTAATATCAAAGAAGTTCTCTAAAGATATCTGAAATAACGAAAAGAGATCTGAGCCCGTAGGGAAAGGTTATTTTAGCGGTGATCTCCATATCACCGCATAACGGACACTTTTGTTTTACCTCTAGTTTCGTTCCCATTTTAATTCTTTCTGCAAGTTCAAAATATAAACTAAATTCTTCTTTAGTCCAATAATCACTTTCTCTCATTTTAGAAAGTATTCTCTGAAAATTTAGATCCCTCCATTCATTAAACATGAAAGGAGCTATGTTTAGAAATCCCTCGTCGATATCAATGCCTTTCTTAGAACACTCACCTATGAAGGACGTTATCTCCTGAGTAACACCTATACTAGGAATATACAGTTCTACTGTTTTATCAATTCTTTTAACATTAAAAACAAAACTTCTTGTATCTCTATTATAGTACTTAGCTACTTGTTCATCCAAATCATAGGAACTTAGTACACCTGTTCTAAGTTCTATTCCATCATTGAATGGGCAATCAGGAGTTTGGTTACACGTTTTGTGTGGCTTAAGTATTATCGAATTCTCGCCTTTTACGAAAGTAAGATCTCGGATAGCCATTATAATAAAGAATCTATCTTCTTGTTTAAGATCTTTATATGAAACTACACCTTCGCCAGGAAACTCCATTCTCGAGCATCTATCTATGATATGAGTTAATTTCTCCTCAATATCCAGTTTATCATCCTCGTCTATAGTAGAAAAATGTCTGATCTCTCTTACCTCTGCTGCTCTAATAGCAATTTTAGTTCCTTCCGGATAATACATTCCCTCTGAAGGTAAAATATCAACAGGAATATTTTTCCAACCCATCTCAAGTGGAATTGATCTATTTACGCTCTGTGCTTTACCCAAAGAAGATAAAGACTGATCATTCTGTGGTTGTTGTACTTGTTGCTGTGCTTGTTGTTGGATTGGCTGCTGTATCTGTTCTGGTTTATCGGATAATTCTTGAACCTGGGATACCACATTAGGCTCATCTGTAACCTGTTGAGGATCATCATATTCTATACCTCCAGCAATTTCCTTTCTCCTAAGTATTTCTTCCGGCGAAATGTTATTGTCCATTATTAACTTATTTTTTCTTATTATATAACAAAAAACAAAAAAGGAGACAAATTAATTTGTCTCCTTCCGTATTTAATAGATAATATAATTCTACACGAATAAATCTTCCCAGTAATCACATATCCATGAAGTTGATACTGTATAAATAGCTGGATTTTCATAATCTAACTGCATATCATTAATAGCAGTACTAATAAAGCAAGAAGGTATTCTAATTCTTCTGAAAACGTCTCCTCTTTTATTGAATATAGAAATAACCATAGAACCAACGTAATCACTTTTAATACCCATAGCCCCGGTTAATGGATTGTATATTAAGTCGCTCCATTGTCTAAGTATCTTATAAACGCTCATTGAATTTACGTCATTTAAGTTAACCTCAAATTCCATACTTAACGTCATATCACTAGTAGTAGGTTCACCTGCAGCGTATCTTCTTTGAGCAAACTTATATGTTTGTTCAACGTTTCCGTTTGCTAAAATATCTACAGCCAAACCAGTTATAGATTTAACTTGTTGTGCTAAAATTGATTCTCCTTTGAAAGTCGTGCTAGCATCTACTATTCCAGAAGGAGGAGTAATCAAAACCTCAAATTGGTTAAGATATACCGGTTCGTAGTTGTTTATCGCGGCTTTAGAGTTTGTAAAATGTGGTAAACCTGCCATTTATTTTTGTATTTTTTTTATAAGAATAGATCATCCCAGTAATCAACGGCCCAAGTCATATCATCAACTTTGAATATATCG